ATGCGGGTCGTTTGTTTTAGTATTTTTACCAAAGGAAAAAGATGATAGTTGATGTAGCACGCAAACTAGCGTCGTTTGTAAATGTTAAAAAAAATATGGAGTCTTTAGAAATATACATGGAGGCACGTATAGAAGATATGCACAAGGTGCTAGAACAGACAGAAGATATTAGAGAAGTTCATATGGCACAAGGTGCAATTAGAGAATTAAAAAGATTAAAAACTTTAAGAGATGAAGTATTAGCCGCAAGGGAGAAAAAATAATGGCAGAACCACAAAGAGGGCAAGCACCATTGCCCATGACAGAAGCACAAGCCGACCCACAAGGAGGCGGACCAAAAGCAGGAAATCCTGCAACACTTATGCAGCCTCCGGATGTTCCAAGACCAAAAGCAGGACCGGGAAATGACCCAAGAGACGAGGCAATACAACTTGTAATGCAACAAAGCCAGAAAAAAGATTTAGCACCAACATCTGATGGCACAGGTGAGCCTATGAACTTAACTAATATCACACCTCTTGCTCAACGACCTCAAATGCCTGCACCACAAAAACCTGAACTTGGTTCTGCTGAAATGCCAATGATGGCAAAACGTGGAGGTACAAAAGAAGATAAGGAAGGCATGTCTGTTGTTATAGGACTTGGTAGCTCTCCTATGCCAAAATATGAAGAGGCTTCTATGGGTACGCCAAAAGACCCACCTCCGGGAGCAACAGCAGATGAAGTAGCTGATGACCAACATGTCTTAATGAGTGAAGGTGAGTTAGTTGTTCCTGCTAATGTTGTACGATACCATGGACTTGGCACATACGAAGGATTGCGTAGAGAGGCTCTTATGGGCTTATCTGAAATGGAAAACTCCGGTCAAATTAATTATGACACAGGCGTTAAAAAAGCACAATCAGGTTTAATGGTTACTGACCCTTATCAAGCAGGAAATATGCCTGCAGGAAATATGTTTAGGTATCCTCCTATTGGAATTAATCCCCCTCAACCATCTTTACCGGGACTTGCGTATACTCCTACCACAGATGTTAGCAAAATTTCTGCAGGTAATGTTGGAAGTTATAAAGATATTATTAATCCTCCAAAAGAAGATGAAGAGGAAGATGGTGTTGAAGTACCTGAAGTTAAAACTGCTCCTGCTTCTTTGGTTCAACCTGAAGATAGAGAAGGGGATGCAACCTCTCCTCAAAATATGGCACAGGCACAAGCTGATATGAACAGGAGCTACGATAGTGCTGTAGCACAAGCTATTGCTGCAGGGTTTACCACACCTGAAGCTATAGCAAAGTATATACAGGAAGGAAATGTAAAAGCTAACACACCTCTTGGTTCATTTGGTTTACCCGGATTTTTATTTAATAATGTGGAACGACCTGATGGCACTAGACCAATAGATGCTGCAATTTCTAGGTATATGAAAACAAAAGTAGATAGCAGACTTAAAGATGACGCACAGGATGATTTTGATGCACCTGCTGGAGGAGCAAAAGTTCTTCCTCAAGGAGAAGAAATAAATGCACAAACTAATGCTATATTTGAACAAGAAACAGGAATAAATAGTATTCCTGAAGGTTATGTTATGAATGCTGATGGTAATCTTGTCGTCGACCAAGATGCATTATCAAAAAAAATACAAGCAGAACTTAATAATAATGCTGAAACTCAAGTTGAACCTGAGCGTAAAGGACCTACTGTTGTGAAAAATGTTCTTGGTAGAGATAGAGATGAGCCAATGGGCACTACAATAAGAACAGAAAAAGATGCACCTAGAGGTGTAACAATTACAACTGATGACACTAAAACTAATGAATCAGGACAACGTGGCGTTATTACAAGTGTTCAAGCTGGCACTAAAGAAGATAACGAACCTGCTAAATCTTGTGTTATTGCAACACATGGCGTAGCTAATGGTGGCTTTAGTCCAATGGAAAAAGCTAAAGCAGAGATATGGTGCGAAAGAACATATCATGGTAAATGGTATGGTGAAGCATTTAGACGAGGTTACAGATACTTGGCAAGCAAACATGTTGAGCAAGACACTGCGTCACAATTTTATCAAGAGTTTAAGGACTTTGTTTCTTTTGGCAGAGGACTTAAAAAGGGTTTAAAACTGAGATTAAATTACTATTTTAGAACTGTACAGTTTTTTATTACTGGACTTTTTGTTTCTAAAGACATATAATACTTTTACGACTTAGGTTGTACTTTGGCTACCCATCACCCCTGACAGGCAACTGGTGGCTCTAAAGAGGAGAAGACTATGGCTGAACAAGCTGTTAAAAAAGATATAATTAAAAAACCCATAAAATATAAACGTAATGATAATAATGAAGAAGAAAATTTAAATACGTTAGTCGCTGAAAGAGATGCGGCACTAAAGCAGGAAGAAGATGAAATCAAAGATGTTGAAGAAACAGAATCTTTAAATCCTGAAGAAAAAACTTTTAAAAAACGATATGGCGATTTACGTAGACATACTCAACAAAAAGAAGAAGAGTATAAAAAAGAAATACTTAAATTAAAAGAACAAGTTGCTGGCACAGTTAAGCAAGAGCTTAAACTTCCTAAATCGGAAGAAGAACTAGCAAGTTGGTCAGCTAAATATCCCGATGTTGCACAAGTAATAGAAACTATTGCAACTAAAAAAGCAAAAGAATTAGATTCGTCTTTAGAAGACAGAATGAAAATTATAGCTGAAAAAGAAGCACACGCTGATAGAGCTAGAGCAGAAGTTGAGTTAATGTCTGCTCATCCTGATTTTGATGAGATTAGAAATGACCAACAGTTTCATGATTGGGTTGAAACACAGCCTAATTTAATTAAGCAAGCACTGTATGAAAACGATAGTGATGCTAAAGCTGCTGCTAGAGCTATTGATTTGTATAAAGTTGATATGGGAATATCCCAAACTAAGAAATCTTTTAGTAGTAAAGATGCAGCAAAAGCAGTAACAAAAGAATCTTCTGCTACTCCTGCTCCTACTAAAGAAAAACAGTCAAATCAATTTAAAGAATCGCAAGTTGCTAAAATGACAGCTCAACAGTTTGAAAAAAATGAAGATGCAATTATGTCTGCAATAAAGGCAGGAAACTTTATTTATGACGTAAGTAGACCTGCTTCTTAATTTTTTTCTTTACAAATGTAGAAAAGTGTGGTACAACATAGTATCACACTAGACCTCGTTCTTAGAACGACTACTCTTACCCTACATAAAAACGATTTTAGACTCTGAGAAACTACCCAGTTTTGTTCAGCCCCGTTAGGATACCTGTACTGTCTGGTCTTTCATATGTGTTCAGAAATTGTAGTATTATAGCCCAAGGAGAAATATTATGGCTTTTAAAACTGCTGCTGGATACGGGAATTTACCTAATGGTAATTTCAGTCCAATTATATATTCCCAGAAAGTTCAGCAGGCTTTCCGCAAATCTTCCGTAGCTGAATCAATTACTAATAGTGATTACTTCGGAGAAATTGCAAACTATGGTGATACGGTTAAAATTATTAAAGAACCAGAAATCACAGTGAAGGAATACGCTAGAGGCGTAAACATTCAACCACAAGACTTAGATGACGAGGACTTTTCCCTCGTTGTTGACAAAGCAAATTACTTTGCTTTTAAAGTAGACGATATCGAAGAAGCACATAGCCATGTTAACTTTGAGTCTCTTGCATCAGATAGAGCAGGATACAGACTTAAAGACCAACATGATATGGAAGTTCTTGGCTACTTATCTGGTTTCAAACAATCAGCAATTAGTTCTTTAGCTGGAACTGCAAATGACGTTGTAAACGGCACAAAAGCAGTATCAACAGCTGGTTCTGATGAATTGTTGACTTCAATGAAACTAAAGAAGGGTGACTTCGGAAACATCACAACTTCTAGTGCGGGAGACCATTCAATTCCTCTAGCACCAAGAATGGGTGGTGCAACTGCACAAGCAACTGCTACAGCAACTCCTTTACAGGTTATTGCTAGAATGGCTAGATTGCTAGACACTCAATTCGTAGATTCAGATGGCAGATGGCTTGTCTTACATCCAACATTTATCGAAGTTCTAAAAGATGAAGATTCACGTCTTCTAAATGCAGACTTTGGTGAGTCAGGTGGATTAAGGTCAGGTTTAGCTGTTGGTCAGCTTCATGGCTTTGATATCTATATGTCAAATAACTTACCAGCTGTTGGAACAGGTCCGGGAACTTCAGGTTCTGCGAACCAGAACTCTAACTTTGGTGTTGTAGTGGCAGGGCATTCATCTGCAGTGGCGTCAGCTTCTCAGATTACAAAGACTGAGTCTTACAGAGACCCAGACTCTTTTGCGGACATTGTTCGTGGAATGCATTTATATGGCAGAAAGATTCTTCGACCTGAAGCAATCGTAACTGCTAAATATAACGTAGCGTAGGGAGGTATAAATGGCGACTTTTGATTTAACTTCTAAGGATACCACAGGTGTATCTTCCGATTCTATCGCAGCAATGCCATCATCTAAAAATACTCATGTAATGAGAAATATCGAGGCTTACCTTGATATTGATGCATTAGTAGCAGCAGGTGGTAGCTTTTCAGATGGAGACGTCTTTCAGGTGTTAGAAATACCTGCAAACACTCTAGTCTTAAATGCGGGTGCAGAAGTAATGAAAGCATTTACTTCAAGTTGTACTCTTGATATGGACTTTGCAGCAGGTGATGACATTATTGACGGTGCAGACATAACCTCTACAGGTTTTTGTGCAGCAGGAACTAATGGTCAGACTAACACTGTTGTAGGAAGCGCAGCTTCAACTTACACTCAATTTGTAACTTCTACAGATACTATTGATGCTAAGATTGCAGGCGCAGCTCCAGCTACAGGCAGACTCAGAATGTATGCAACTGTTATTGATTTAGCAGGGCATGGATTAGATGATAAGCCTGATGAAGTCGATAGAGACCAATTAGCTTAATTTAGCTACATATAGGATGGTGAGGAAACTTGCCATCCTTTTAACACGAGTTTTTTATGGCAGAAACATTTCTTACATTAACTAATAGCGTTCTATCTAGAATGAATGAAGTACAACTTACTTCAACAAACTTTACAAATGCTAGAGGAGTGCAAACACAAGCACAAAATGCAGTTAATGAAGCCATACGTTATATAAATCAACGAGAATTTAATTACCCTTTTAATCATTCATCTAAAACAGAAACTTTAGTTCCCGGCACAGTTAGATATAGTTTGCCTACAGATGCAAAACATGCAGATTATAATACATTTAGAATAGCTAAAGATACAGATTTAGGAACAAGTGGGAGTAGTCTTACAACATTAAATTACAATGAATATGTTGATAAGTACATATCACAAGAAGATGACGTAACAACCACTAATTTAGATGGTTCTTTAACGGATTCTGCTACAACAATTACAGTTAATAGTACAACAGGATTTTCTTCTGCAGGTACGCTTCATATTGCAAATGAACAAGTAACATATACTGGCACATCATCTACAACTTTTACAGGGGTAACAAGAGGTGCTAATTCAACTACAGCCGCTGCTCATGCAGATGATGTACAAGTAGCAGAGTTTGATAATGGAGGCGTTCCTCTGTATGTTATTAGAACACTAGATAATAATTATTTATTGTATCCTTTTCCTAATAAAACATATGCGTTAAAGTACGATTACTTTACTTTTGCATCTAGTTTGTCAGCACATAGTGATACAACATCTATACCAGATAGATTTGCACCAGTAATTATAGATGGTGCTACGGCTTACGCATATCAGTACAGAGGCGAGATACAACAATATCAGTTAAATTTTGCTCGCTTTGAACAAGGCATTAAAAATATGCAGAGTTTATTAGTTAATAAATATCAGTACGTTCGTTCTACAGTTATATTTAAACCAGACAGTATGGCAGGATATTTTACTAGCGAAGTGACTTCATAATGCCAGATATGTCACAGACAAATCCCTCAACATTTGTTTGCGAGGGAGGCTTAATTAAAAGCCGTTCAACATTTATTATGCAGCCCGGACAGGCATTAGAGTTATTAAACTTTGAACCTGATATTGAAGGAGGCTATAGAAGAATAAATGGGTTTAGAAAACATATAAATCACATTGTACCTCAAACTTCTGTTAGTTCTGAAAAAGTTTTATTAGTAGCTTTTTTTAATAATAATATACTAGCTGCTAGGGGACAAAAGATATTTAGTTCAGCTTCAACAGAATTAGCTGAAAAAATATTACAAGCTACAGGAATGACAGGTTCTGGAACTATAACAGTTGATAGCACATCAGGCTTTAGTTCAAGTGGAACATTGCAAATTAATTCTGAAATATTTACTTATACAGGAAAAACAAGTACAACATTTACAGGTG